GGCAGTCTTCATCGCCTCCGCCAAGATGTAGCGCTCGACGGTCGTCTCGCACCACTCGATGAATTTGATCAGCAAATCATCCAACACGTTCTTGAATGCCGTGTGCCAGGTGGTCGTGCCGGTCACGAGGCCGCGCAGTTGGGAGTTGAACGCCTGCGCGATCGAATTGCCGAATGCCTGATATTCGCCCTGCTGCTCCTGCAAGGCCGAACGGGTTAAGGCCGACATCTGATCGTCGCGGCGGCGCGTCGCTTCGATGATCATGTCGTCGACGCGCTGTTTTGCGGCAAGCGATTGCTCGCCGAGAGCGTTCTCCCTTTGCAGCGCAGTGAGCTCGGCAGCGTATTCTGCGTCGAGCGCCTGCTGCGAAAGGGCTAGCCTTTGCTGCTGGGTGATTTGAAAAGAGCGCGCCTCCTCTGAATAGAGGGCAAGTTTTTGCTTTGTGGCGTCCTCTAGGATCCGCAATTCTTCCGAAGTTGCGAGTTGCGCGGCCCTTGCTGCGTCGGCGTAGGCCGCGTCGTCTCCTTGGCGCAACGCCGCCGTGGCGCGTGCGCTATCTGCGGCGAACGATTGTTGAAGCGATTGGGTCGCGGAGAGCGCGTCGCGATAGGGCGCCAGACGATCGGCGCTAAAGGCGTGGGTCGCAGCGGTTCCGAACGAAACCAGTTGTCGGTTGATCTCCCCGAATGGAGCCGAAAGGGTCTGCAAGGCGTCCTTTGCCTCGCTGACCTGGGACACAAAATCGTTGGTGGAAGCGGTAAAGCTGACGGAGACGTTTGCGTCGGCCATCGCTGATCCTTGACCTCAGTTGGGTTCGTTATAGCGCGCCGTTGGGGAAGGCGGCCTTCAATGCCGCGATCGTCGGTTGGCGCGGCGAGATCTCGTCAGTTGGTTCACGGTACTTGAGTGCGACTGCAATGAGCCAGTGAGCGGGCGGGTTGCGTCGCCATTCAGCCCGCAGCGCGAGAAAGCGTGGCATGGTCAGTTGGTCGAGCGCTTCGTCCCAGCTCCAGCCGGTGTTTGAGACGACCTGGGCGATCAGGGCGTCGAAATCGACTTTCCCGCGTTTTGCGACGCCTCCTGCGTCGCAGGAGGTGTAGCTTGATCCTCGACTGCGCCCGGCCGAAGCCCAACCGCCTTGGCGACTGACGGAAAAGCTTTGATCAGCTCGCCGACAGAGAACGGGAGGTCAAGAAAGTTTACTAAGGAGAGCTCTGGCTCGACGAAAGCGATCGCCCGCCAAGTCGCTTCGGCAAGGCGATCAAGCTGAGCCTCGCTGAGACGCGCGACGGATTCGGCCGACATCGACGAGCCGCCGGCTGCGAGATAGACATCGAACAGCGCGGGTTGGATAGCCTTGATCGCGCGGAACGGGAGATGAGGAACTGACCAAGTTTTTCCGCCGAGCGAAATGATGAATGGCTCCTCACTCACGCTGCGTCTCCGAAGTTAAAGGTCATGACTTGGCCGGCAGCGTTTGCGAACGCCTGGAACTCGAAGTCCGGCTTCGCGAAATCCTCGATACTGGTGTCGAACGAGAACTTGCTGGCGACGCACTGATTGAGCGTCACCGAGAACTGAGCGTTCGTAGTCGGGTCGGTCGCGAACAGCAGCGCCGAGAAGGTCGACGTTGGCCCAACCAGCGGGTTGGCGATCGCGAGAAACTCGCCGGTCGTCGACGCCGTGTAGGTGTAGGAGACCAGCACACCAGCGGCGGAATCGGCCGAGGCGAAGGTGTAAACGCCGCCAGCACTGACCGAATACTGGCCCAGTGCTGGTGAGGACGCGACTGCGATGAGAGGGAATCCAGTGGAAGCGTAAGTGACGCCCTGGTCAGCCGCAAAGTGAGACGAGTTCGTGACGGTGATCGTGAACGGGGTCGACGCGGGGACGTTGTGCATCTCAGCGAACTGAGAGATCGTCGAGCCCGCGGTCGGGACCTGATTGTAAAACAGACGCCCGAGGGCTTGCCCGCTGAAGCGCGCCAAGGAGGCCTTGCAGGTCACCTTGCGCGTACCGGATCCGACGGCGACCGGGAACGCATATTGGCCGTAGAGCTCCTTAACGCTGACCGATGTGTCGACGCTGACCTTCTGGACTAACCCGAAGTTGATCGGAGTCGGATTGGCGACGTTTAGTTGCGTGCCGATCAGCACGCCCGAGCCGAACACAAACATAAGGGTGAACTCCGTTGGAGATTGATGCGAGGATCACGTTGCCGTCCGACAAAAAAAGCGTAGCGCGTCCTCTGTGGACCGTTCAGAGGGACGAAGTACGCTACAGCGTCATGGCCCGATCAGTCGCACTGCGACGACCGCTAGACCGTCGCCGTCGAGGTCCCCGGTGTCTCGCACCGGCACGCCCACGATCTTGCAGTCGTACACGGTACCCCCGAGGGTCTGTCGGCCGAGTCCGATGTTGGAGCTCTCAGGCGCAAGCGCCGCGTCGATCGCGTCGAGTGCATTGTTGATCGCGGTGGCGCCTGGCGTCATCGGGTCGCGAGCGTCAAAATAGATGAAGAGCTTCGCCTCGAGCGTCCGCTTCGGCGTCGCGGGCGAGGCCCATTGGTAGATTTCTGGCCCTGATTCGAGTTGGAAGAACGCTGGGCGTAGCGCGGCTGGAACTTCGCTCCACAGCTTCATCCGTCGCGACGCAAGGCCCCACGGATAGGCTGAGGAAACAGCGGCGAATAGCGCGGAGAAGGCCGCTTCGCGGGTCATGCGCTCTCCCATGCCTCGGCGGCGACGTCGGTTAGTGCCCCGAGGATTTCGTCCTTCATGTCCTCAAGCGCTGAGCGCAAATACGATCGCTCGGGGATCACCGAGCCGGGGTGCTCAACTCTGCGCACAAAATGCTGACCGTCGCTCGTAACGAAGGCGAGCACGTTAGCCTTCAGGGGCAGGATCTCATGGGCGCTCGTCTTGCCGCCGTACTCCTGGATCGCCGCATATTTCACGTCGCCTTCGGAGCCGACTGAGGCAAGGGCGCCGTCCGCATTGGCGGAAACGCTGGCTGTGATCGAATCGCTCAGGGCCCCGGTGCGCGAGTTCAACACGGCCCCGGAAAGCTTGTCGTTCTTGACCAGGTCAGCGAGCGCCGCCGCGAGCTCGTCCGCCTTCGCGCTGAGAGCCGCTTGCAATGCCGCTGGATAGCCGTCAAGCCGCGCGCTTGTTTCCTCCAGGCCCCCGAGCTCGAGCGCGAACATCAGAGGGTGACCCGCATGTAGGGTTGCAGCATCGCTTGGATGGGCGCCGGCATTGCGCTCATGTCGTAAGCAATCGTTTCCTGACCGCCGATCGACTTCGACTTGAGCCCGATGCGCTCGGCCGCGCGAAAGCGTTCCGCGGCCAATTCCAGGGCCGCCTGTGCGATATCCTGCGGCACGTACCCGTAAGAAATGGAAACCGAATTCCCGGCGTCGGCTGCGGCGAAGGTATAAGCGCCGCCGGTCGCCATATATTGGCCAGCGGCCGGCGAGGCTGAAACCGGCGCGAGCGGCGTGCCGGTCGCTGTGTAAGTCACGCCGAGATCTGATCCCCAGGGCCCGTAGGGTGAAAGCGCCGAAAGCTGAAGGGGCGCGACGGTTGGGACTATTTGGGCCTCATTTCGGACCGCATATCCCGCGGTGTAGGATACGAGGAGACTCTGGCGTCCCGGCTGGTATCGATGGCCGAACAAATCAAGCGCCTGCGGCCGGCCGGGCGGAACGCCGTCATCTGGCTCGAGTAGGTAGCCGACTGACGCTTCTGGGTTGGTGTTCTCGTCGGGCGGAACAACGATTCCGCGCCATGCCACCGAGGTCACTTGCAATACCGGCCAGTGTCTCAGGGTGACACGACTGGTCTCGAGATCAATCGTCTCGTTAATGGAGCGTGGCAGGAGGCTCGGTCGGCTCAGCGCCGCGTAGACCGAACGGCTCGCCGCCGTGACAAGCGACGCGAGCGTGGCGTCGTTCGGGCCCGGAGCCGAGGGCAATCCGAGCCAGGCCTTTAAGGCCGCGAGATTGGTCAGATCGAATGGCGACATGCAATGCTCGCAAAGACGGGCCTAAAGCGAAACGACCGCGCGTGTGTCTAGGCCCGGAAGCTGGCGAGCCAAGCACGGCCGAGCTTCAGCCATTGCCAATGTTAGTGAGGATGCCGATGCCGAATGAGGCGTATATGGCCAAGACCTCTTCCGTGTAGACGCCAAATTCGCGACGGCGAGTGCGGATCGGCCAATCGACGCGATAATAGTCGCGACGCGTCAGGACCTCGGCGACGTTGGGCGTTTCGTTCGATTGATACCAGGCGGGCAGTCGCTCGCAGTACGCCAAGATCGTGCCGGGCGGCAGATCCGGATGCACGGGCATCGGGATCTCGACGCCAGTGAACGGATTGTAATACCAGCGCACGACACCGGAGGCGGTGAACTCGTAAGGCGCGGACTGAGACGCGTCCACGTTGTACCGGACCAGCGGCCCAGACGCGTTCGTCAAGCATTTCGCCGTGATGTTCTTCTGCTCCTGGGCGTTGACATAGATCACCGTCGGCGACAGCCGATAGCTGTTCCACATCTGCATCAGCATATTGTCGATCTCGTTGATCGACCCTCGGCCCGAAGGTGTTAGGAACGTTCCAGTCCCCGCCGGGCCCGACGCTAGCGCCTGTACGAACGAACTCGTCGCCGGGTTGAAGCCGTCCGTCAGCAATCCGTCGAACGCTAGCCCGGGATTGCGAGAGTTATCAGCGGTGACAACGGCCGCCGGCTGCTGACCGGAAGTGAGCGGCGTGCTGAAAGCGGCGCTGTTGATCGTAGTGATCGCCTGCAGCGTCTCCGAACCGGCGGCCCCAACATACCACGCATAAGCAACAGCGCCGTTGACGATAGGGGCCGTTGCGAAGAGCGTCTGGCCGGCCGTTACCGCCTGCGTCGTGCTGGCGCTGCGCATCGAAGAGCCGCCGTTCAGCGTATAGGTATTGCCGTCGTTGCCGGTGATGGTCTTGGTCGTAGCGACGCCACCAGAAAGGCTCGAATTGCGGTAACCCTCGAACGTGAGACCGACGACGATGACTGAATAAGTCGCCGCTGGCAGGGTTCCGCCCGTCCCCGAGGCCGTCAAAGTCGGCGCGCCGGGCGTGCCGAGCGCAAGCGAGGTGTTGCCGCCGAGAAGCGCAGTCTCTTCCTTGCGCATCGTTTTCTGCAGGATGCGCAGGGTGGCGGTGGCGTTGATGTCTTCGAAGCCCTGGGCGGCGGCTTCCGCTTCGAAGGTCACCGTGTCTTCCTCGCCAAGAGTCACGTAAGGGAGCGTGATGGAAGTGGCGGAGTAAGACATGCTTGCGGAGCGTTGGCCTTCCGGAACCCAGCCCATAGCGTCGAAGCCCGAACCGGTCGTGGCGAATATCGAACGCCAATGAGCCGCATCGCCCGGATTGAGACGCGCGACGCGCGGCAGAGAGTTTCGGAGCGGCGTAATTGTCGGGTAAAGGTTCTTCGCGGGCGCCTGCAAGTCATACGCGGTCAGACCCGTTGAGACTGTGACGTTCTTGGCTAGTGAATCCTTCATCAGACCCAGCGTCTCCTGGGTCGTCAGCGCGATGTTCATGAGATCAGTCCTTTGACGCGAATAAGGTTAGGGATCGAGGGTTGGAGCGACGGCGAGACCCGATAGCAGCGTCACCGATACTGTGTTCACGGGGTCTTGGATTCTCAGTTCTCGAATCCGATTTGTTTCCGCAGAATCGCCACTAAGCGATACGGGCCGGAGACGTCACTCAGGCAACTTTTGGCGTCTCGCCGAACCGAGCGTTCGATACTCGTCGAGTGCTCGCCTGGGCCTGACTTCGCGCGCAGCCTTAGCAGTGCGATCTCTTGGCAGAGTGGGGCTTACGCCTTCTTGAAGTAGGGCAGAAGCGCGTTCTCCACCGCGAGAATATCCACTCCCGCAGCGATGGCGTTCGTCGGCGCGCCGGCCGAGCAGATCGTCTGCGCCTGGGCGTACGCGTTCTTGGCGTCCTCGTTCATCGTGGCGGCGACCGGACCAAGGGACGGCAGCGCATTGCAGACGTTATTGTAAGCGGTGGTGATGGCGGTTGACGCGGAAGGCGTAAGTTGCCCCGTCGAAGTGCATCCACCGAGCAGGCCAAAGATTGCAGCGAGGGCAAGGATGGGCTTGAAAGGGGTCATCAATGTCTCCTTGAGAGCGCCAAAAGCCGCTTCGGCGACAATTGCTAACTCATGGCGCGGCAGCGGTGGTTTGCCGGCTGCTTCGGTCACCTAAAGTGCGGACGGCGAGCAGGGCCGCAGAGAATCTGCGGCGGTCGAGGCGTCGAGCGGCTGACCGATCGCCGCCGTAAGCAAGGCGATGGCCCGCTGAGCCTCGACCGCCGCCTCGCTGGACGCCGCGGCGTCAGCGATTCCGTCGGCTGCGACCGGGAGGGAAGTCGCTGCGCGGCGGGGTCCGAAATGGATGATTG